TGACCGCGACTCGATCTGCTACCAGCTCTACCGCCGCGGCAAGGCGATCCAGGAGGAAGGCGGCATCGCCCAGATGCGCCGCGAGGGCTTCCTGTTCAAGTGGTTCGAGTCACCGCCCGAGCTCGACTGGCACGACCCCGAGGCCTGGCAGCTGGCCAACCCCGCGAGCTGGATCCGCCAGGCCGACCTCGAGCGCGAGTCCCTGCGCCTCCCCGAGTCGGTGTTCCGCCGCCTGCACCTGAACCAGTGGACGGAGACCGAGACCGCCTGGATCTCGCCGCACGAGTGGGACAACTGCCGCGGCGAGGTCCGCCTGGACCCGAACAAGCCGATCATCGCGATGGGTGTGGACGTCGGCATCAAGCGCGACTCCGCCGCCGTCACGTGGGGGCAGTGGCACGGCGAGCAGCTCCACATCGGCGCGGAGATCATGAAGCCCGAGGAGGAGCACGAGCGCTTCGGCGTGGCTGACATCCGTGCTCGCGTTGCCGGACGCGCTCGCGCCCACTCGGCCGGGGTCACCGAGATCGCCTATGACCCGTGGAACTTCCGCGAGTCGGCGGAGATCCTGGCCGAGGAGGGGCTCCCGATGGTCGAGTTCCCCCAGAACGCCGCCCGCATGGCGCCCGCCTCCGAGCTGCTCTACGAGCTGATCTCGGGCAAGCGGATCGTTCACGACGGCAACCTCACGCTGCGCGACCAGGTGCTGGCCGCCGTGATCGCCCCCACCGACCGGGGAGGCTGGCGCATCTCCAAGCGCAAGAGCCTGGAACGCATCGACGCCGCGGTCTCGCTGGCCATGATGGCCGACAGAGCGGTTACGCTCCGTAACGTCAAGCCGATCAACCGGAGCGTGACGCTCTACTAGCCATGGCCGATCCTCAGCTCACTCCAGGCACCTGGCTCGAGTTCATGCTCCGCAAGCTCGATGCCCAGGCACGCGCCGTGCAGGCGCCGACGGACTACTACAACGGCGTCCAGCGCCTGGCCTTCGCCACCGCGAAGTTCCGCGAGGCCTTCTCGCGCTACTTCCCGCCGCTGGCCAACAACTGGATGAAGCTCTGCGTCGACACCCCGGTCTCACGGCTGGGCGTCGAGGGCTTCCGCTTCGATCCCGACCCCACGAAGAAGGGCTGGGACGAGACGGCCGACCAGGAGGCGCACGCCATATGGCAGGCCAACAACCTGGATGCGGCCAGCCAAATGGCGCACACCGAGGCGATCAAGTGCGGCGTGTGCAACGTGCTCGTCACCCCGCCCGGCGATGGTGAGAAGCAGCCGCTGATCACGATCGAGCACCCGGCCCAGTCCTACGTGTTCTGCGACTACGCCAACCGGCGCAAGCGCCTGGCCGCGATCAAGCGCTGGGTGGACGAGCTCGACGGCTACGCCTACGTCTACCTCTACCTGCCCAGCTACGTCTACCGCTTCCGCTCGACGGTCAAGGTCAAGGACCGGCTGATCTCTGAGCTGCAGTGGCGCTCGGCCTCGCGCTCGGGTGACGACCCGGTGCTCAACAACCCGATCGGCGTCGTGCCGATGATCCCGCTGGAGAACAACCCGGACCTGATCTACGGCGGGCGCTCCGACCTCGAGGTCGCCATGCCGATCCAGGACGCGGTGAACAAGCTCTGCCTGGACATGCAGGTGAGCTCGGAGTACCACGCCTACCCGCAGCGCTGGGCCTCGGGCTGGGAGTCGCCGATGGGCCCCGACGGCACACCGATCCCGGGCGAGGAAGTCGAGATGCGCGTCGGCCAGTCGCGCCTGATCCGCGCCTCGCACCCCGACACGAAGTTCGGCGTGTTCGAGACCGGCCAGGTCGACAACTACATCAAGCCGGTGGAGATGTACGTCGACCACCTCGCGGCCGTCACCCAGACCCCGGCCTACTACCTCAAGGGCAAGATGGCCAACCTCTCCGCCGACGCCCTCCGGGCCGCCGACGCCGGGCTGGTCGATCGCTGCCGCCACAAGATCCTCTCCTTCGGCGACGGCTGGGAGGAGGTCATGCGCGTCTCCTTCCTGGCCAAGGGCGACACCACGCGCGGCAGGGCCGAAGCGGTCGAGACGCTGTGGCGCAACCCCGAGACGATCTCCCTCGCCCAGACCGTGGACGCCGCGGTGAAGATGCGGACCAGCCTCTCGGTGCCGCTCGAATACTGCTGGGAGCTCCTGGGCTGGAGCCAGCAGAAGATCCTGCAGGCCAAGGAGATGATGAACCTCCCCGACTCCCCCGCGGAGGCCGCCCGCCGTGCCGCCGCCGGGGGAGCTCCGGTGGTCGGTCGCAACGACCTGACCAACGGGAATGCGAGTGGCATAGTCTTGCCGCCATCCGCACAGACCACTAGAGTCGGAGCACAGCAATGAGTGAGACCGCTGCATCCGAGGCCCAGACGGGCACGCAGCAGGCCACAGAAGGGGGTCAGACGACCCAACCCTCAGGCTCGGGGCAGGCGCCCGGCCAGCAGACCAACGGCACGACCGACAACGGGCAGACGCCCAAGACGTTCGACGCCGCCTACGTGCACTCGATCCGCGACGAGGCCAAGCAGAATCGGCTCAAGGCCGAAGCTCTGCAGGCCCAGCTGGACGAGCGCGACCAGGCCAGCATGAGCGAGCTGCAGAAGACGCAGGCCAAGCTCACGACGGAGAAGCAGCAGCGTGAAGCCGCTGAGCTCCGTCTCGCCCGGTTCGAGATCGCCGCCGCGAAGGAGATCCCCGCAGAGTGGGTCGACTTCCTGCATGGCAACTCTCGCGAGGAGCTGGAGAGCAACGCGGACAAGCTCAAGGAGCGGATTGGCGGGGCCCCCGCGCAGCAGCGCACGGGCCCCCTCGACTTCGGTGCTGGAGCGCGTCCTTCCGGTGGTCAGGCCGACGAGGACTTCAACTCAGTCCTCCGTCGCGCAGCTGGCCGCTAACCGTCGCCGCCTCTCCAGGAGGGAGCCATGCCGTACAACACCCTGATCCAGCGTGCGGACGTCGCTGCGCGGATCCCTACGGTGATCAGCAACCGGATGCTGACGAGCCTGCAGGACTCGTCGGCCGCTCTGGCGCTGGGCACCCGCATCCCGCTTCCGGCCGGAGCCCAGACGTTCCCGGTCCTGTCGGCGCTCCCGCAGGCCTACTGGGTCAACGGCGACACCGGCATGAAGCAGACGACCACGATGGCCTGGGACAAGAAGACGATCACGGTTGAGGAGCTCGCCGCGATCGTGCCCGTCCCGGACAACGTGTACGACGACGCTGACTTCGACATCTGGGAGTCGGTCCGCCCGGCCCTGGAGACGGCGATCCAGCGCACGATCGACCAGGCGGTGTTCTTCGGCACCAACAAGCCCGCCTCCTTCCCGTCGGGTGTCGCCGTCGCCGCCCAGGCGCTCGTGCCGCCCAACGCGGTCGTGGAGGGCACGGCAGACGACACGGCCGGTGGCGTCGCTCGCGACATCTCCGACCTGTTCGCGCTGCTCGAGGGCCAGGGCTTCTCGGTCGACGGCGTGATCGGCAACGCCCGCCTGAAGGCCGTGTTCCGCAACATGGGGATCGTGCCCGCCCAGCTGCAGGCTGGCGGCGGCATCACGGCCGACAACTGGTACGGCGCGGCGGTGCGCTACCCGATGCGTGGCCTGTGGCCGACCGGCGCCGGTGCGGTGTCGGCGATCGCCGGTGACTTCACGCAGATGGTCGTCGGCATCCGCCACGACTTCCGCTACAAGATGATCACCGAGGGCGTCATCTCCGACGACGCTGGCAAGGTCATCTTCAACCTGCCCCAGCAGGACATGACCGCGCTGCGGATCACGTTCCGCATGGGCTGGCAGGTCGCCAACCCCATCAACTGGGACCAGCCGGACCCGACCAAGCGCTATCCGTTCGGCGTCCTCAAGGCCGCGTAGGAGGACTCATGGCAGAGCAGCAGCAGAGCACGTCCACCCAGGGCGGCTCCAAGGAGAGCACGTCCACGAAGGCGAAGGCCGCGGGCAAGTCGGCCCAGAGCAGCGCCCACTCGCAGGGCGGCGAGTACGTCGAGGCCGACCAGGCCTACGAGAAGGGCTGGTTCGGCGCCCGCCCGCAGGTCCATGACGACGAGGAGTACGCGCTCACCTCGGGCCCGGACTCCCCCGGCGCCAACCCGGACCCCGACAACCCGGGCAAGTTCCTCACGCCCACGACGGAGACCGAGGAGGTCCCGTAGGCCATGGGCTACGCCCCCGGAGAACTCGAGCGCGAGCATCTGTTCTACGCGCAGCGTGCCAACAGGCTGGCCTTCCGGGGCTTCCTGATGGCGCGCCTGTCGGGTGATCCGGGGGCCTACGCCGCTCTGGTCGATCGCTACGAGGCGCTGGCCACGGCGACGCTGAACCCCGACCTCTCCTTGCACTCCGGCGTGATCCCCGAGGACGAGTTCGAGGACACGATCCCGCCCACCAACCAGAACGTCTGGTGACCCGTGGCTGGCGAGCTCACCATCACCGTCAACGACCAGACGGTCGACGTCACCTTCGCGGCGCTGCCTGGCTACGAGGAGTACACGCTCGCGCTGGACGGCTTCATCGAGGTCAGCCACGGCCTGTTCGTCGGCGGAACGGCTACGTGGCAGAAGACTGAGCTCGAGAGCGGGCGCCACTCGATCATCGGCATCCAGCACCGCACCAGCGGCAACGACTCCAACCCCGTCGGCGAGGAGTTCGAGGTCGAGGCCCTGAACCCGGCGTCCTTCGCTGAGCTGCGCCCCACGGTGCAGATGGTCGCCGACCTGCTGCGCACCCGCACGGTCGGCGAGGGCGGCACCAGCGAGGACATCTTCAACGAGGGCACCTACCCGACCGCCGCCCAGGTTGAGCGGCTGATCGACCAGGCCACCAACGCCATCTTCACCCAGCTGCCCGGCTCCGTGGCCGAGCCCTGGGCGCCTGCCGGTCAGCACCTCGCCGCTCTCTACGCCGCGATCCTGATCGAGGCCTCCTACTTCCGCGAGCAGCTCACCGACGAC